CTATATCTCATATACAGTTTAAAAACCCAGATCAAAAAAGACCTACAGATACTAAAGGTATTTTTAATATAGAACTTGTAGACACAAACGTTGTTGATAAAAAAGGAAACCCAAAGGTTATAACTTACGATAATTTTTTAAAACACATAGATGATAATAAAAATTTATACGGAACAGATTCTGAAACCGCTTTAACTGAATACAAGAAAAAAAGACTTATACAAAAAGATTCTAATTTAAGAGATCAGTTTAATAAAAAATTAAATAAAAGTTATGATCCTCAAAGCAAGACTAGTAGAGCAGTCTTTTCACCTTTTCACATTCACCACACTGGTGGTAGGGGTCTTAATGCTTTTAATGTTCAGTTTGCAGTGGGCACAGAAAATATGCAAGAGAATGCCTTAAGAAGAGCTTTCGACAAAGCCTTTGCAAAAGCGGATACATTAACAGAAAAGAAAAATGCACTTAAAACATATTTAGATAAAGTGCCTCCTAACTTAGAAGTTAGATTAAAAAATACTCCTTACGGAAACAGAGAAACTCTTGTCGAAATGACAAAAAGAGTTGCACCTAGTTTAACTGAACAGATAAAAGATATGGAATTAAGATTACCTAGTGAAGCCGGTATGATAAGCACAGATCTTTTAAAAGACATAGGTAAGTTTGGTTTAAAAACTATAGGCTCTTTACCTGTCGCTGTGGGACTTGCAGCTGATACTACTAAAAGAGGAATGGACGAGGGTAAAAGTTTTATTGATGCGGTTACTCAACCCATGGTTGGAGTGGATCTTTTATTCCCTGAAGCTTTTAAAAAATTAGGTCCTTTAATGGCAAAAGCTGCTAGAGTATCAACACCAATAGGTGCTGGTATAACCGGTATAGGTTTAGCTAAAGATTTCATAAAAGCAGGTATAAAAGAAAAACAATACATAGATTCACTCACACCTTTTCAAAAACAACAATATTTAGAAGGTGAGGTTGCTCCTTTGATGGATGAGGGAGGCATGTTAGCAGATGGAGGTCGTGTAGGATATGCAGACGGACCAGATGATCCTGGCAAAAGAAAATTTATGAAAATTATGATGGGAGGGCTCGCTAGTCTACCTGTTCTTAGTAGATTTTTTAAAGTTGGAGAGATGGTAGCACCTGTAGCAGAAAAAGCTGTAGATGTAGCAAGCGGTGCTCCACCATATTTTTTTAATCTTGTAGATAGAATCAGAGCATTAGGAACAAAATATGCTGGTCCAAAAGAAAGATCAGAATTTTATAGATATAAAGATTACGAAATGGATATTGATCTTGATACAGGAGCGATTGATATTAAAAAAACTAAAGAAGCTATGATACCAGGTGGTGACGAAGCAGGAGTAGCAGAAGAAGTTATCATGACATACAAACCAGGTATGGCTGATGAAACAACAAAAGGTAAAAAAGTTGTAGATGAGTATGATGAGTACACTGCAAGACCAGACATAGATGGTAAGATGAAAGATGTTGAGGATGGTGTCCCTGATGAAGTTATAGAAGAAGGCAGCATTAGCAAAGAAGAATTAGAACAAGAAATAATAGATCAACTTGCTCGAGATAAAAAAAACAGATGATAAAGGGTAAAAAAAGCGGACCACCACCAAAATCTGGGCCTACACCACAAGGCTTGAATATTAATTATAATACTGTTAAAACTGTAAAATTGGAGAAAACAAATGGCAGAAATAGACAAGGCTCTACCAAACGAGCCGAGAAAAGAAGTTAACGTACCTGGCGAAGAAGAGATTCAAGAGACCCTTGTAGAAGAGGTAGAAAAAGAATTAGAAAAACCAGGTGAAGTAGAAACAGTAGAAAACGAAGATGGATCAGTAGATATTAATTTTGATCCTGGTGCAGCATCACTTGAAGGTGGAGAAGACCACTACGCAAACTTAGCAGAATTTTTACCAGATGAAGTATTATCATCTTTATCATCAGATTTAAATTCTAAATACATGGATTACATTTCTTCTAGAAAAGACTGGGAGAAAAGTTATACTAATGGATTAGACTTATTAGGATTTAAATATGATCAAAGGTCAGAACCGTTTCAAGGTGCCTCGGGGGCGACTCACCCGGTTCTTGCTGAAGCTGTTACTCAGTTTCAGGCGCTCGCTTATAAAGAGTTACTCCCAGCTGATGGACCAGTCAGAACGCAACTCTTAGGAATACAATCTCCAGACAAAGTGCAACAAGCACAACGTGTAAAAGATTTTATGAATTATCAAATTATGGATCAGATGAAAGAGTATGAACCAGAATTTGATTCTATGTTATTTCACTTACCATTGTCAGGTTCAACTTTTAAAAAAGTATACTATGACGAAGTGGAAGGACGAGCTGTATCTAAGTTCGTTCCTGCGGATGATTTGATTGTTCCGTATACAGCTACCTCATTAGATGATGCGGAAGCAATCATTCATCGAATAAAAATTTCAGAAAATGATTTAAGAAAACAACAGGTCGCCGGTTTCTATAAAGATATAGAATTAGCAAAACCACAAGACAAAGAATCTGACATAGAGAAAAAAGAAAGAGAACTAGAAGGAACTAAAAAAACAAAAGATGAAGATCTTTACACTTTGTTAGAGTGTCATGTTAATTTAGATCTAGAAGGTTTTGAAGACTCAGATCAAAATGGTGAACCAACAGGAATTAAATTACCATACATTGTAACTCTAGAAGAAGGCTCTAGAGAAGTTTTATCTGTAAAAAGAAATTACGAAATTGGAGATCCGAAGAAAAATAAAATCCAATATTTTGTCCACTTCAAGTTTCTGCCAGGACTAGGTTTTTATGGTTTCGGTCTCATCCATATGATTGGCGGATTGAGTAGAACTGCAACTGCTGCTTTACGTCAACTATTGGACGCGGGTACCCTCTCTAACTTACCCGCAGGATTCAAGATGCGTGGCATTAGAATTAGAGATGACGCGCAATCGATACAACCAGGTGAGTTTAGAGACGTTGATGCACCTGGTGGTAATCTTAGAGATTCATTTATGATGCTACCTTTCAAAGAACCATCTGCAACTTTATTAAACTTAATGGGAGTTGTAGTTAGTGCTGGTCAAAGATTTGCATCTATAGCTGATCTACAAGTAGGCGATGGTAATCAACAAGCTGCTGTTGGTACAACTGTTGCTCTTCTTGAAAGAGGATCAAGAACGATGTCAGCTATACACAAAAGAATTTACTCTGCATTGAAAAATGAATTTAAAATTCTTGCAAGAGTATTCAAGTTATATCTACCGGCGGAATATCCGTACGACGTAGTTGGGGGTCAAAGAATGATTAAACAAACTGACTTTGATGATCGGGTAGATATCTTGCCAGTTGCTGACCCTAACATCTTTTCACAAACTCAGCGTATTTCCCTCGCACAAACAGAGTTGCAGCTGGCAACTTCAAACCCTGGAATGCATAACATGTATCAAGCATACAGAAATATGTATGAGGCATTAGGTGTAAAAAATATTGACTCAGTATTAGTTAGACCCATGCCGCCTGCTCCAAAAGATCCTGCGTTAGAGCATATTGATGCTTTGGCCGGTAAACCTTTTCAAGCTTTTCCAGGACAAGATCATAGAGCACACATGACAGCTCACTTAAATTTTATGGCAACTAATATGGCTAGAAATAATCCGATGGTCATGGCAAGTTTAGAAAAAAATATTTTTGAACACATAAGTTTAATGGCACAAGAGCAAATAGAATTAGAATTTAGAGAAGAGTTAATGCAATTACAACAAATGCAACAGAACCCTATGATGATGCAACAGAATCCACAGACTCAACAACAGGTCATGCAACTAACACAACAGATAGAAGGTAGAAAATCTGTGTTGATAGCAGAGATGATGGGTGAATTTTTAGAAGAAGAGAAGAAAATTACATCACAATTTGACAATGATCCTATTGCTAAGTTAAGATCTAGAGAATTAGACCTAAGAGCACAAGAAAATGCAAGAAAAGAACGTGAAGGTAAAGAAAGAATGGACCTAGATAAGATGAGAGCTATGATGAATCAACAAAATCAGGA